GAGTTAGCGGCAGGGCGCACGACGCGAGCGAAGCGGAGTTTGAGACGTTGACCTGCTCAACCCTCGCAGGGTCGCTAATACCTCCGAACCCAAGGCCAACCACTCCCCCTATTCTTATGTAGCTACTCTGGAATCCAGGGACAGTGCATAGCAATACAATGCCGTTTTCAAGCTTGGGGCGACCAGAAGTAGACCAAGACGACGACCCTTCGGTTCTTGTTATTACACCCAATGCGCTTCTGTAGAAGTCCAGAGTACGCACAATCTCCGTAGGACCTGCATCCGATATAAAGCTAATATAAATAAGACCATCGGAAGACGTGTACGAGTACAAGTTAGATCCCGCAACGGATTGCGACAGTGAATACGACGAAGAAACGGCAGGGAATGGTGCCGAGTATGTGTGCGAAAACGTCGTGTTCAGTGACGACCCTGTTCCATAAAATAAGTCGCCAGACAGTGAAGCGCTGAGCGACTCCGCAGGCATCGCGTCAAAATCGACTTCAATAGACGACGGATATGGACCGCCCGGCAGGTCGCAAGTCCCGCCGCAGCACTGACACCCAGGAAGTAGCACCATTACGAGCACTCCGCAGCGATAACGTACCAGCGGCCGTTCGCGTGGAGCGCGACCGAGACGAACTTTCCGCTCGCGATGTTCGCGTATTTGTTGACCACGTCCGCGACGGTCGCTCCGCTCGTCTGTGTTTCGTTCGGTGGCGTCCCGCTCTCCCACACGTTCAGCGTCGCGACCGTTCCCTTGTTGAACGCGGCCGAGGTCTTACACAGGCGAAGCGTCGAATCGTCGCCGGTGTCGCGGAACTTGATCGGCGGCATATCGCGATTTCCGGCCTCGACGGCCTTCGTCGCCGCGATCACGCGACGGGCTCCGTCCTCGGAGAATGCGACGGGCTTCGTCATACGGGAATGAAGACCGGCGTCCCGAATCCGGTGTTGAAGTTTGCCGTCTCGTAGATATCGACGCCGGCTCCGTTGTTGATCACGGTCGGCTTCTCCCCGACGGTCTTCTTCGTGCCGTCGTTATTCAGGGCGACCGGCTGCTTCACCGGCTTCCCGTCGTTTCCGATGATCGTCTTCCGCTCGCCGCTCACCTTCTCCATGAAGCCCACGTCCCAAGGCTTGCATTTCCAGGTGTCGGGGTCGTAGCGAAACTCCCAGTGGCTCTCGATGTAGTCGAGCGTCGCACCGTCGGCGGCTCCGTCCAGTTTGGAGACGCTGACCTTCTTCGCGCTCTTCAGGTAACACTTTACCGTTTTCTCGGGGTAGTTGCTCCAGCTCGCGCTATTCACTTTCCCGGCGTAGGAGCCGGCCGCCGACCCAAAGGCCGCGTCGTCCGCGTAGCACTTCACGAGCGACCAGGAAACCTCCTCGCGCTCTCGCTCCAGGCCCTCGAGCGGATCGCCGGCCGCGTTCGTTATCGACACGTTGCTCGTGTCGCGGAAGACCGGCACCGTCGAAGTCCCGCCAGAACGCTCCCAGGCGTCCTTCGGGATCCCGGAGGCCTGCGGCGTCTTCGAGGCAGGCGGGACGTAGTATTTCACGGTGAACATCCACCGCATCCCCTCGCGGCCTTCGGCGTCGAGCGTGAACTCCATCGCCTTCAGGGCGGAGAACTCTGGGTGCGAGGCACCCCACACGATCCCGCCGGTGGCGAGCGTCTGAAGGATCGCCAGGCGGGTCGTCGTCGGCGAATCGACGCGGACCTGCCAGCGCTCCGTAGCCTGGAGCGACTCGCCGAACTTGCCGGAGAGCGAGGCTCCGTCGAGGATCCGCTGGTAGGAGACGACACCCATTAGAAACCCTCGACGACGGTGAAGCCTTCGCCGCCTGTGTTGGCGGCGATCTCCTCGAGGACGGAGAGCTGTTGCTCCTGTACGTCACCGGCCCCGCCTCGCATGATCCGGAACATCTCGGTGATCCCTTCGGTCGACCTCGAGTCGATACCCTTGATCGCCTGGGCCACGTCGACGACGACGGTCTGGTTCAGCTCGACGGGCTTTCCTGCTACGTCGCCAATGTCTGCGGCTGCCGTCGCGGCAGAAGAGGCCAGCGCATTAGCTGCGGCGTCCAAGGCGCTCGTGAGAGGCCCGGTCGCCTTTGGCAGGGAAGACTCCACGCCAGTAGAGAACGCCGACGAGAAGGCCTCGCCAGAGGCCGCGAGCGAGGAGTTTGCGGCGGCGAGGTAGTTGTCGGCCGTGATCTCCCAGCGCTTTGAGCTTTCGCGGAGGTCCCTGGCGGTATCCCCGAACCCTGGAGCCACTTCCGCGAGCTTCGCGGCAGCCAGAAGCAGGCCGGAGATTATGTCCGAGAACGCTCCCCCGACCGTGTTTCCGATGAACTCAAAAATCTTGAACGCGCCATAAAACGCATCAGCGACGCGGCCTCCGAGGTCGAAGAGTCCAGACCATCGGTCCCCGACGCTTGAGAAGTATTCAAAAACGGCCGAGCTGTTAGCGATCAAGGCGTCTCCCACTGCCGCCAGCACGCGAGCGCCGGAAAGGATCCCGTCTCCGATCGCCTGCCCGGCGTTCGCTCCGTCGATTGACCCCAGGAACTCCGTGATCCTTGGGATAAGACTTGTGATTGCGGACGCGATCACGTCGACGCTCGACTTCACGCCGGAGGCCACCTGCTCAAAAATCGGTCCAATCGCAGTCAGCACGGCAGAGGCAGCACTTGCGACGGCTCGATACAGGGGCTCGAACGTCTGGCCGATCGTAGAGAAGACGTTTGTCGCTTGCGCAGAAATGATCCGCCCGAGATTCGCAAGCGACCCGCTCGTCCTCTCGAAGTCGCCTTGGGCAAGGGCCGTCTGCCGAAGGATTACGCCATAGGCGGCCTGGGCCTTGATCGCCGGAGTGAGCGCCCCAGTCGTCGACCTTACGAGGCCTCGCGAGAGCGCCTCCTGCTTCAGAGTCGCGTCGTCCAGGAGGACGCCATAGCGCCGGATCGGCTCGGATTCGCCGCGGAGAGCTGCCCCGAGAGCGAGGACCGCGTCGTCGACGCTTGTGTTGTTGAAGGACGCGAGGTCGGCCCCGAGAGTGGCGAGCGTTGTGGCATAGTCTGCGGCCTGGTCTTTGCCGAGGCCCATGGCCGTAAAGAGATTGCCGAAGGACCCGGTGGCCTGGAGGGCAGCCGACCTCGAAAGGCCGATCTTACTTGCCTCGGACGCGAACTTCGCGACCTCGCCGGCCGCGCTCCCGAAGATAACGGCAGACTTACTCGTCTCCTCCCCGAGTGAGGTCGCCTCCGACACCGCGGACGTGATCGCCTGGGTCGCATTCTTCCCCAGATTCACTAGAGCAGTGGCGGCAGACCCGGCGGCCGAGATCACCGACCCGAAGAGCTGAGCGCCGACGACGGCCGTCAGGGCATTCATTGAAGACTGAAGGCCGCGAGCGTCGGAAGACAGGCCACGGAGCGACGAGGAGGCGGCCTTCACGCCGGACGTAAGTCCGGACGTGCTCGCGGTGAATACGGCCGACACTTTTCCGATTGACGCCACAGCTACTCTCCCTGGCTATTCGCCCAGCCCTTCAGCTTCTCCGCAATCTCGTCCTCGGTCATCTCCCGGTCCGGGTCATAGTTAGGAAGAAACACGTCGACGAAGTCGGACCCCGGCTTCGCCCCGAGGGCCGCGATCGTGAACATGGTCGCCCGTGCCTCCCGGAGCCAGTCCTCGCCGAATGGCTCGACGCGGTAATACGCGATCCACTTGTGGAGCTGGTCGAGAGTTAGTTCGCGTTTCCATTGTTCGACGTTCCCGATCCCTAGGTGGGCCGCCAGACGGTAGACGAATCGTTCGACGCGTCCCGTCTGGCTTCTTAGTTTTTTTCGATCTCTCCCACGACCTGGTCGTCGGATAGTAGGACCGTCAGCCAGGCCTTTTTGTAGAGCCACATCACGCGACGGTGGCTGGCGAGCATGACCTTCGACGCCTCGGCCCCGAGCGGCTTTCCGCTCGCGTCGCAGAGGCAGGTGGTGAGCGTCTTCACGATCAGCTCGGCTGGAGGAGCGCCGCCGTCGAGGTCCCGGTGGGCCATCGCCAGGCTGTGCCATTCGGCGAAGGCCGGATAGCGGAAGTAGACCGGCTCGCTATAGCCGGGCGGATTCACGAGGAGCGTTTCGGAGATATTGTCGAGGAGGCTCATTGTCCCTCACCTGTCAGTTTGAAAACGGCCTGGCCCACGAGAAACTCGCCGACGCTGCCGGTCACATCGAAGGTCTCGAGGTAAGCCGGTCTCGACAGCGACCCACCTTCGAACGACACCGAAACGGTCCCACGGGAGCCGATCTGGGCGTTCGTGTAAGGAGGGCACCCGTAAAGTGTGACCTCGACCGTCCCCGGATCAATCGCGACACAGTCGTAGGTTTTCACGATCCGGGCGTTCGCGCCGGAGCCGACGACCTCGCTCGTGATGTTCGTCTTCTCGACGAACACGGCGGCACCTGGAGAGACTCGGAACCGCGTCATTCGGCCAAGTGTTTGACCGTTGAAACTACAGCTTGATCCCTGCGACGAAGGAGTCGGCATCGTGACCGGCCTCCCTTACGTCAAGCCGCGTAGTCGCTCGTGTAGTTGGCGGACCACTTCTTCAGCTCGCCGACAGCGTCGTCGCTCGTGGAGTCCATACACTTACAGGTGACCCCCTCGGCCGTGATCGTGGTCCCCTTCGTGGGCTTCGTGCCCCCCAGGCCGTCGATCGTCACCGTCACGATCGTTCCGGAGTTTGAGTTCTGGCCGTTATCCGTCAGGCCGTTCTCGTAGACGCGAGTCCCGCCGTGAGCGATCGACAGCGTCGAGGCGTCGAGCTGCGGCGTCACGTCAGACTTCCGCGAGACCTTCACGGAGACCTTCGTCGCGCCGGAAACGCCGAACGCGTTGAACCCCTGCGAGCTGGTGAATGTTACGGGATCTGGCACTTCTACAGCTCCTTACGTCGTGGGCGGATAGTAGGAGAACTCGACCGAAAAAGTCGCGTATTTACCGACCTCGTACGACTTCTCGAACGACTCGCAGATCCAGCCGGTCGTAGTGGCGGCAGCCGTGATTGCGAGCGTGGTGTCGCTCTTCAGGTTGCCCGAAACGGAGACCGTCTTCGTCGCGGTGTTCGTCCCGCCTTCGACCAGCGGAGGGGCCGCATACTGTCGCGTCGAGTCCCCGAGGACCGTCACGTCTTCCTTCGCGGTCGCGCCGGAAGTCTCGATGTCCTTCAGGGAGATCGTCTTCGCGCCGGACGGAATCGTCGGGCCTGGCGAGGTCAGTGTGGAGATCGGCATGGTCTGCTCCTGTGTCGGTCGTGGTCGATTTTATGGGGTGACGTGCGGGGCGAATCTCACTCGGCCCAGCGGATCTCGACGGACAGCTCGACCGTGTAGGTCGGCGTCTCGCGGCCCTCGAGGTAGTCGGGCTGACCGTCTCGCTCGTCGAGAACTAGGCAGTGTTCGACCGTCGTCCCGTCGGCGGTGCCGGCGTACTTGTGGATCGCCGCGGTGATCTGGCCGGCGAGCGTCCAGGCCTGGACGTAGTCGTCGGCGTAGACAGCCACTAGGAACCGGGCGACCGGGTTGACCTGGTCGGCGGCCGGGGTGTCGTCGAACGTGTCGGCGAGGACCTGCTCGCGGCCCGTCGCCTCGCGGGCGTAGATCGTGAAGGGAGGCGACTGGGTGCCGGTCATCCCGACCGGCCAGGCCGTGGCCGACGTGGCGTCCTCGATCGCTTCCTTCAGCCAGACGTGCGGGGTGCCCATGGATCAGCCTCCGTATCCAGGATTCTTTCCGGACCCCAGCTCGGCGGCAGCCTTCTCCAAACCGACCGCCATCTCCTCGGCAAGCCTGGAGGCCGCGACTGGCCCAAACTCGGCCAGCGTCTTCTCCATCATCTGGTAGGCCTTCACGCCTCCAGACGTTCCGAACTGAAGCCAGATCGCCTTCCGGCTCTCGAATGACGCCTTGTAGCCGAGGACGCCGAAGACAAACGAGTCGAACGCCCCGTTCTTCCCCGACTGCCCTGTCCGCACGGTCACGGCACGACGGAGGGCTCCGGAGGACCGAGGCTTCTCGCCCTTCTTGCGGCGACCGCGACGCGTGCCGAGCGGCGGCGTGTTCTTCCGAAGGATCGGAACGGCAGGCCGAAGAAGGCGACGCATAGCGGCCTTCAGGTGCTTCTTCGCGATGTGCTTCGGAAGGGCACGGTAGGCGTTCATCATCGCGCCGATGTGCTGGTTCGCGTCGTAGCTGTTCGGCTCGAACGAACTATTCCACGAGAGCGAGATCATGCGACCTGCTCCTCGACGGTCAGCTCCAGGTCCTCGCGGTTCCCCTGCTCGACGACGGCCGAGATGTAGAGCAGCCGGTCGCCGCGGGCGAGCCATCGGAGCCGCTGGTCACCTGCCAGCCCGGAGCGGTAACGCGTGTAGACCGTGGCCGAGATCCCGCCGCCGACCTGTCCGCGGCGGGCCTGCTCGTTATAGGACGTGGCCTCGTAGGAGCCGAAGATCGTCGCGACCGTCTCCCAGGTCTCGACGGTCCCGCCGGCCGCGTTCCGCGTGCGGACAGGTCGCTCCAGGACGAAGACTTCGCGATAGCGGCCAGCAGCTCGTGCCATTACCAGCCTCCGTTCCACGAGCTGGCCGCGAGGAGCGTCTCGAAGGCCTGGGGCAGCTCGCCGCCGCCTTCGGTGTTCAGGACGCCGCGGTTCTCGAACGAGTGGTTGACGTAGGCCAGAAGAGCCGAGCGGACCATCGGCTCGATCACGCCGCCAGGAGGGACGCCTCCCCAGTAGACGACGACGACCTTCCCGGTCGTCGGGGTGTCGAGCGTCAGGGTCGCCGGGAACGCGTCCTCGTCGACCTCGTAGTCGGAGGCCGCGAGGGCGACGCCGTCGACGGTGACGGTGATCGGGTAGGTGGCCGAGATCAGAACCGGAGGAGCCGGCAGGTCGAGCACGTCGCCGCCCGTCTGCCACGTCGCCCGATACTGGGTCGCGACAAGCGTCACCGAGAGCCGCCGCTCGATCAGCCGCCGGGCGGCCGCGATTTTATCCAGGAGGAACCGATCGTGTTCGGTCTGGTCCTGGGCGAGCGAGACCTGAGCCTTCGCCTCGGTGAGCGTCACCGGCTCGACGATAGGCCACGCGAGGACGCGGATCGTGTCGGGCTTCGCCATGCTCGCCTCCGGAGGT